CTCCCAGCACTCCCCATCGTGCATCATACCCCATCGCGGCAAGATCACCGAGGACCACGGCAAGACCTCGGGAAACAAGGAGCGGGCTGTTTTCCACGAACACAAAGCGAGGTCGAACCTCACCGATAATGCGTGCCATTTCGGACCACAGACCGGATCGAGCTCCGGTGATTCCGGCCCCTTTCCCGGCTGCGCTGATGTCCTGACAGGGAAACCCTCCGCTGATGACATCGATGCGACCGCGCCATGGCTTGCCGTCGAAGGTGCGCACGTCGTCCCAGATAGGGAATCGGGGCAAGCATCCGTCCGCCTGTCGTGCAAGCAGGACTCTGCGGGCGTAGGAATCAATCTCAACAGCGCAGACGGTGCGCCATCCAAGCAGTTTCCCTCCCAGGATGCCGCCTCCTGCCCCTGCAAAAAGTGCCAGCTCATTCACGGCTTGCTCCCCGTCATGCTCACCAACGGTCGATACGCCGCCGGTCGTTTGAGGTTGAGCGGCTTGTACGGGCTCGGCTCTGTCTGTGGCGGCTCGCACGTTGCCCAGGTGGCGAACGACATGCCGGTCAGGATGCAGAGGGCTAGGAATCGGATGAGGTTCATTTTCGTGCCTTTCGGATTGCATCCCATTCCGCGAGTGTGACAAACCTCTCAGCGCCGTACTCCTCATCCCAGACCCACCACCCGCCGCACTTTGCAGACAGATCGCTCAGCCGTCCGATATCTATCTCGCCTCCCATGCTGCCCGGAAATACGCGGTTTCTGGACTCGATGGCATCCCACAAAATGAACTCCAGTCCATGCAACCACTGAGCAAAAACGCAGAGCTCCGAGGTGTCTCTCATTTCCTCCAACAGCTCGTCTTTGGCGGTCATCATCGTGTTGGCTTCACTTTCTCGGCGATCTCGTACGCCAGCCGGATCAATGCGAGCCCTATACGGTGGCACGGGCTGGGGCTCTCGGTGTGCGCAATGTCGTCCGACTCAATCCAAAATCCCACGTTGTCGCGTTCCCGTCCGTACTCCGCGCCTAGTTGAATGCTCACGCATGAGGGCGCTCGTGGGAAGTCTTGCCCGATCCCCATTGGTCGGCGCTGGGCACGGGCAAACAGAACGGCATCGCGCAACGGAGTAAGCAGCTCTTGCAGCTCGTCTCTCTGTTGCGTGGCCCGCTCCGCAATCCCAATCACCTCCCGAGCAAGCCTGTCGCCCTGGGTGTCTCCCACGAATAGCAGCCGGGCACGGTCTAGCGTTTCGGCGTCATTCATCGTGGCACCTTCCGTCGGATCATCATTATCGTCGCGTGGTGCGGACCCATGTAGCCCCGCATGCAGTAGTCAGCCAGCGCTCGCAGCTTCTGCGCCTCCTCGCGGGTAAAGTGGACGCCCTTGTCGCGCTCTGATTGGTTGGCTTCATACTCCCGAAGCGCCGCCGCAGCTTTAGACCGCGCCTCTTTGCGGGTCCATTCATCAAACACCATTGCACCGTCCTTGGCGATGCGGTGCGGCACCTTGGCCACCTCCTGCCCTACGAAGATGACCAGCGCTGGATCTGCGAACAGCCCATCGCACCCCAGTGGCACCCCGTCTAGGTTCACGGTGTACTCTGTCCCGCGTCGATTTGTGGCCCACGCTTGCAGTCGTATGCGGCTCACGGCTTCACCTCCCAGATCGCATCGTCAAGAAAACATGCCTCTTGGTACTGCGCAATCCTGCGTTCCCACTCATCACGGCTTGCGGGCAGCGTCTTGGCGAGTGGAGTCATGCGAGTAATCATCTGCTCGCGCCGTTCGTGGCAGCCGCAGTAGTAGTCTGGTGTTACGGAGTCCCCCTTAGAGCACTCACACTCGCCATCCAAGCGCGCAGCAAGCGCCTTCAGTCCCTCCCTAATCGCCGCGTCCTTGGTCAGCCGAGCGCGCCGCCCTTCGACCTTGTACACGGTGCGCTGCTCCTCTTTGATTCCCAACGCCTTCCGTACCGATTCCCAATCTTTCATCCCCATATCATCTCTCCAATCTTTGCCAGCCTCAGCCAGCGCGGGTGGTTACTTGGTTCCTTCGATGTCTGCAAAACGCATCGTGGCCGCATCCCATCGGGCCATGACGGTCCCCACGCCAGAGTTCCGACCCTTGCGCATGATGAGCTCTGCTAAGCCCTTCTCTGCTTCTGCGTTGTAGACCTCATCCCTATACAGCATCAGCACACTGTCGGCGTCCGATTCCAAGTTTCCACTTTCGCGAAGGTCGGACATAACCGGGCGCTTGTCCGTTCGTGATTCACACTGGCGGGAGAGGCTCGCCAGGGCAACCATCGCGACGTTCAGCTCCTTCGATAGGGCTTTAAGAGCTCTCCCGATCTTGGTCACGTCCTGTTCCCGGTTGCTGTGGCGCGTCGAATCCACATGCACAAGCTGCAAGTAGTCGAGCACGATCAAGCCGAGCTCGTTTCCGGTCTTAAAGACCTTCGGATCTCGTCTCCACTTACGGGCCTTCGAGCAAATCGACTCAATCCCTTGGGTCGCGTCGTCGTCTATCTTGACGTTCAGAGCTGATAGCCGAGCCGAGCTCTTTGTGATGTTGACCCAATCCCGAGTGTTGAGCATGCCGGTCTTTAGCCAGTTCCCTGGCACCCCAGAATCAAGAGACAGAATGCGGTCAGCGTTCTCACGATCGACCATCTCAAGCGAAAACTTGAGAACCGGGTGGCCCTTCTCAGCAGCCGCAAGTATCGAGTTCAGCACGAAGGCGGTCTTTCCCATGGACGGTCGCCCGCCGATGATAAACAGCTCGCTCCCCTGGTATCCTCTGGTCAGCTCGTCAAGCGAGGCAAGGCCGGTCGTTACCCCGGTAAGAGCGACACGCTCATGTACTGGCCTGCTGTATGCCTTCTCGACACGCTGTATCGCCTCATGGATGAGCGAGCGCAGATCGCGGGGCACCTTGGCATGGCCACGATCTGCGATCAGACCTAGCTTCGCCTGGTACGCTTCCACGATCTGCGCGCTGGTAGCGTCCCCCCGATAGGCTCGCTCTGCCATCTCTGCCGATGCAAGGATTATGCCGCGCTTTCGTGCAGCGTCTAGCACCATGCCAGCGTGCTCTAGTTGCTGCTCGGTCGAAAAGTACGAACAGCCGATCGTGAGTTCAGACAAGTACGCATCACCACCGGATGCCGCAAGGTAGGGCATCGTCCCGAGCGAGTGCATGAGGCTCGACACGGTAATCAGGTCGATAACCTTCCGCTCCCTGTGCAGGTCGGCCATCGCTTCAAACACTCGGACGTGCCGCGCATCGTGGAAGTCGTCGGGCTTAAGCAGCGCAAATACCTCCGAAGTGTCATCTCTGCCCAGCATCAGCCATCCTAGCAGCTCGCGCTCGGCTTCGGGGTGGCTTGGCATTGGCCTGTGTTCGTTCACTGTGCTCCCTCCAGTTCCTTGCGCCTACGTTCAAAATCGCTCTGTGCGGGCCGTGGTGACTTCGGTGGCTCAGGTGGCCGCATTGCTTGCGGCGCTTGCCCCCGTGGCTTCCTGGCATCGTCCAGGCTCATTTGCAGGTACTTGGCCACGTTCGCCGCTCGGAATGGTGTCACGCTGTCGAAGTGCGCCATATCCTGGCGTCCGCTTTTGACCTGGGCCTCCCAGACATCGACCACATGAATCAGGTCTTGAGCTTCGATACCCTCCCGTAGACAGCGTGTAATCTCTTTCAAGTGGGTTTCGGTTGGCTCGACGGTTCTAGCCGATGGCTTGCAACGCTTACGGGCTGCCAGTAGGTAGCCGAACACATGGATGGCTAGATGCTGCTCTACTGCCACTGGGTCTGGCTCTTCGTCCTTTGGTGGCTCAACTACTCCCTCACCTAGCGGCATGCCAAGCTGCGCAGGAACAGCGCCAGCGCTTGTGCCGCTAGGTGTCTTGTCTGTTCTTTTCTTTCTATTCTTGTCTCTTCTCTTCTGGGACGTTTTGTCCCCATCGTCCGGGACACGCGGACATTCTTGTCCGTCATCGGGACTCTCTGTCCCAGATTCGGGACAATCGGTCCCGCCTTGTTCCTGTATCGCCTTAGCTCTGTGCTTGGCTCGGTACTCAGCTTTGCGCTGCGCTTCGCTCTTCCGGCTCTTTTGAGCTTCCACAAACTGCTTCCACACGAGAATCCCATTTGCCAGGGTGATAGTTTCGGTCCTAAGAAGCGACGCCACACCTGGTGTCACCACATCCACTGGAAGTCGCAGAAGCTCAGCCAGTATCAACTCCGGCTCATCGCCCAAATCAGACAGTACGCCAGACGCATTGACAGCCCGCAGGAGGTGCAATGCGACCGTGCGCCCCTGCCATCCGAGCCGAAGCCAGGTTCCGGTATCCTGGCAATAGAGCTTGACCCACCGAGCGTTTTCAAAGTCCATGCGCCTTAGACCTCCGCCGCGACTTCAGCCGCTAAGCGTTCGGCTTCATCCGCAAGAAATCGTTCTTTTTCCCGGTCGTACCAAATCGCTTTTTTGCGGCATGCTTCGCAGTGGGTCATGGGATCCGCGTCGTAAGCCGCGATGTACTCTTGCGCAGTGCCTTTCTTCTCTGGCCAGAGTCTTCGATACCGGGTCTTCGTGAGTGTTGCCCGGCACGCAGTGCGGATTGCCGTTCCTGGGTAATTCCAGCACCCCCAATGGGTAAGGCGACCTGGCTTTTTGCTGGGCATCGCTACCCCTCCTCTGTGCGCACGGGTTCGGGGTTGGGCAGGATGTTGCTCTGCTCATTGAGGAAGTCCCACCACTTGGGCCAGGTCTTGGCCATCAGGCGCTGAACAGGAGCAGAGACAGGGCTGTGACCGTTGCGATAGCGGTCAACGGTTGCGGCGCTGACGCCTAGCTCGGCGGCTAGGGCAGAGCTAGTGAGGCCATGAGCGGCCATGAAGATCTGAAAACGATTTGCTGACACCATGTAGAATGTCTAGCAAGGCGCTGGAATCCAGTCAACCAAAAAGCACGGTCAGCGGCCCGTTGCACACAACCGGAGCGGATGGGCGAGGTTATGTGCGACGGGGCACAAGATAGCGCAGCCAACCCGCGTAGTTGCGGCAATACAGACCGTCGCTGCACAGTACGAAGTCTTCGCGGTCTACGGTAACGGACTGGTCCGTGACGCTATCAATGCGACCGACACGGACGATGCGGTCTGTAGTCTTTGGTGTGCAGGTACACCACGTTTCGCGGACCTCGACTAAATCACCAACTCTCATCGGACACCTCCGTTTCTAGCCCAGGCATCGGCGGCAGTCTGGGCAGCAAGTCCTCTAGTGCCAGCCCAAGCACTGCCGCGAGCTGCGGCAGGTGCTTACGACCGGGGTTTCGGCGACCAGACTCCCAGGCTTGGATCTGCTGGTACTTGACGCCCAGCGCCCGACCCAGCGCGACCAGGGTAAGATCAGCGTCTAGGCGGGCGTTGCGGATGCGCTGGCCTGGGGTCATGCCGCTACCTTGGGCGACTTCCGAGGCTGGACCAGGGCTGCTGGCTCCAACCTCAAAAGCTCGGCCAGCCGTGGCCGTTGCGCCCGATCGGGCGTACGACGGCCAGCCTCCCAGTCCGAGACGATCCGGAGGGACACCCGCATCTTGTGGGCGAGGCTCATTGCGCTCAGTCCCATCTTGCGCCGGGCTGCTGCGATACGGTCGCCGACGGTAAAGATCGCGTACTCCTTGGTGTCGAGCGCGGGCCGGGGGTGGTACTCACGATACCCAACCGGCGAGAGGACACCGGATACGAGCAGAAACGCAGCCTCCTGCTCGGCCTTGGTCCCAAACGGGACCACGAAGCGACGACCCGGCTCGCACTCGACGATGATCAATTTTTGGACTGGCTCCGAAGAGCGCCGGGAGCCAACATGGGTCACCCCCGACGCCATGCCGTTGCCAGGATACATAGTACCCGACGCATACACAGCCTCGCGCCGTGGGCGGTATGCCCTGGTACCGTCTCGGAGGTGGTTGGGACGGAGGCCCAACTGCCCCAACGTCTCGATGGTGTAGCCGGTGAGCCCACGCTCGAGCCGCCTTTTGAGGTATCGGGCCAGACCCCCGGAGAGGGGGGAGGCGAGCAGGTAGTCGATCCTACTGCGGATCTTGCGTGATAGATTTGCCATGTGCGTGCTCCATGCCCAGTTCACTGGGAGCTGTGTGTGTGCCGGCATTAGGCCCTATCCGCGAGCCGTACGCGCGTCTTAGTGATCACGGCGATTGTAATACCACGCCGCGCGATTTCGATTGAGGTGAGCCGACGCCATTGGCGCAGGCGTAGGCGAGCGGCGGCAATGGCGCCGAATAGAGTCCGGTACGCATCGGCCTCAATCGAACCACCAGATGACCGCGAGAAAAAGTACATGTCCGTCGTATCGATTTTGTTGAACCAGTATTGTGTCATGAGCTTGTCTCCGTGGCCTCGTCAGTGCCCGCAAAACGGGCAGACCCCCGCAGGGGTTTCGGCCTATCGGGACTCGGCGATGGCCGACAGGTCGCCCTGTAGCCGAGTCGGGCTGTTGGATACCAACCACTTGGGGCCACGGGGCAGCCCCTGAAGTGGCTCATAAGTGAGGACACAGACGGTCGCCTCTGGGGAGACTGCCGACGCCCCCAAGGCTGCTTTGGCGTCGCACTCCCAGGTCACTACGACCTGGGCGGAAACGACAGCAGCGGGCTCAGTGGTCACGGCCACATCTCGGTAGCCGCAGGCTCGCAGCCGAGCCGCAAAGGCCGTCGCGTCGGCTAACTTGGCAGCTGGCGCCAGTACTCGGACAACTAGAGCCCTGCGCCGCAATAGGGGAGCCAGCACTTCGGCGAGCTTGTGGTAGGCGGCAACTGCCGCCGGGATGATGGCCAGAGCGGCGGAGATGGTTGTGATTGTTGTCGTGGTCATGTCTGATCCTTTGCCCGGCGAACCGGGCGGCTAGGGTTTGGTTTCGGCCTATCGCGCCTCGATGAAAAGAACACTACAACCATTTGTTTGTGCTGTCAAACAAAAGATTCAAAAAATCGACATCACCGACGGTAAAAACGCAAACGCACTGCCAAGCACGGCGTGATCAATGAAGGTCCGAGCGGTAACGGACGAGGTCCGAACGTTACGCGGGCACAAAAAAGCCCCGGCATCGAGTGACACCGGGGCGAGGAGGGTGCGCCCGTCAGAAATAGGGCAGAACACCAAGCGAGGGCAGGCTAGCGGGTTACGGGGCGGGGGTCAAGCCCCATCACCTGGCAAGACAGCGCGAGCAAGCAGCGTCGCATGCGGAGGGGTCGGCGCCGGAATCGATGCAGCTGCGGTACCGGACATAGCAGAGGGAGTCGGCCCAGCCTGCGCAATTGCTGACGACGAGGGCCAGGAGGATGATGCGGGCGGTCATTTGGTTTTTTTTCGCGCTGGCAAAACTCCGCTGCCGTCGCAGGTAGGCAGGTCTTTGGCCAGCGCCTCCCCAAGCTTGGGCCAGACATCAAAAGCGGTTTGGCACTCGCACCGAATACAGCCGGCGCACGGGCGCAGCTTTTGGCCGATACGGTAATACTGTTTCAATCGACCTGGGGTGTGTCCGACGGTGCGTGGTTGCGAACGCCTACCCATTTGCCGATCCACGACCTCTTGCAGGTCTTGCGCCCTTTGATGCAATCGCTCCCACTCCATCCATTCCCGCGCTCGTCGCTTCCTCGCCCCCTGCGTCATTCCGACGAGGGAGCGGGAGGTGAAGGACTTGCACCGGGCCATTACAGCACCTCCGGAGGCAGGGGCAGGAAGTGCGTGGGCTCTATCTCGGCCTCGGCGCAGCACATATCGACCCAGCAACAATCGAACAGGCACAGGCCCATGGTCCACTCAGGCCTCAAACCAGGCACGCGGACTAGGAGCAGTGTCTTGTGTGGCGCCTCGCTAATAGGTCGCGGCTTCGGCCAGGTCGCAGACTCCGCCCGCTTGCGCCAGTAGCACACGTCGCACAGGTCGAGGTCTGTATCCTCCGCCCGCCCGTGGTGTCCGGGGTTGATCGCGCCCGAGCGGCAGTTAGAGCAGCTGCGCGCAGGTCGGTTAGAGACGAGTTTCGGCGCACCTTCCTTGGCCAGCGCCAGGCGGGCTGCTCGGGCGCACAGAATGCAGAACCGACCAGGCTCTGTATCGAATCGAGCAACAAACCGTTCCGCCGTGATTCCGTACAGCCGGGGGTCCGAGGTCTTGGTCGGGCATGCCACGACGCCACCATGAAGCCAGTGTCTCTTTGCCATCGTGTCACCTCCACTGCGCCGCGACCATGGCGACGATGCCAACGATAATCGCGGCCTGAATCAGCCAGTTGTTCTCGACCCACTCCCAAACGCGGGAGGGGGCGCGGTAGTGGTTCAGGTCGAGCATGGGGGATCCAAGTTGTATTTGTTGGCGAGGGTATCGACCGACTTCGGCGTCAGCTGCCCGTCGTGCCAAACCAGCGTGCATTGAGAGATAGTGACCCGCAGACCCCGCCATGCACCACGGACAAGAGGCACCGCGTCTCGCGCGTCTTGCATGGTTGCGTAGGCGTTACCGGCGCGCTGCCATCCCTTTGGCGCAAATACCATCGTGAAGTACAGGCGACGTTTTTTGACGACGGGCCTCATGGTGTCGCGCCTCCAGACATCAGATGGTTGCGGAGCGCGATCATCTCGTCGTTGCCGTACATAGTGTCGACGTACACAAAAGGCTTGTGCAATCTGTGCGAGTGCTTGGCGATGTATCGTTCAGCCGCCTGTTTGGTTAGGCAGGCGGTGATAAATCTCCAATTGTCCTTGGGAGCGACGCTTTTGCGTCTGCCGGTCAGATGGTGATCGTAGACGCAGTACAGGGGGTGCGCAGTGCATGCGTTGTCTTGAGTCCGTAGCTCTTTGCGGAGGGCGGATAGTTCATCGGGGGTCATTTGGCACCTGTGGCTGTGTCAATCCGCACGATGTCCGCGATCCTCTCGACGGCGGAGTCACTGACGCGAAACCAGTTGACCCGCCCGAGGGTGAGCCTAGCCGCGTCCAAGGCGGCGCCGCGCTGCGCTGTCGGGTCGGTGGCTGGAAAAATCACTCGGGCCAGCTGTCCGCCTTCGGTTGCCAGCCCGGAGCCGTCGGGCACAACGGCCATATCGTTGTAGAGCCCGGACGGCAATTGAAGCCACAACCGATGCGGCTTGCGTCCTTGTGTCTCTACGACGCGGACGTGACACCAGCCGCCGCTGCGCCGCCACAGCAAAGCATCGGACCCCGGTTTTAGAGACGCGAGCCAGGCTTTGCGGGCCGGTGTGAGAGAGGGCTTCTTTGGTGTGGTCATAGGACTTTCACTCCTTCCTGGCTCTGCTGGTAGTGGCGCAGAGCTTCGGCGATGTGCTCGGCGCGGGCTTTGGTGGCGGGCCAATCGGGGCCGTGGTACCGAGTCTTAGACAATCCGCCATATGAGCGGTAGATGGTTGCCACGGTGCAAAGCAGTGTGTCGCCGTCGCGCACCTCGAAACATTGATGCTCTCCGGGTTGTCGCGCTTCGATCATCGGGTCGGCTCCTTTAGTCCTTGCAAAAGAATCGGTTTGGCTGTGGCCACAATCTTTTCCAGTGCCTCGCCATAGGTCAGGTGATACTCGGCTGCGACGACACGCACAGCATCAATCGTCCACTGTTGCACTCGCACGCCGAGATATTTTCGGTCAGGCTTCATGGTGGGTTTGTACCAGGCAAAAAGGAGTCTGTCAACAAAATGTTAAAATTATGTTGACACCGCGTGATGAGTCGGGCACAAGGGAGGCATGAGAGTGACGGTTTTCCAGCGTGAATCAAGCACCGCAATGCGTGCAGCAATCAACAGACAGGGGCGACCCTTGCGAACGGTTCCACAGCGAAAGCCGGAGCCGGTCAAAGCGCCAGGCAGGGCGGAGATCCGACGGTGGATGCTGGATAATCGAGATGATTACATCGATCCAAAGACCGGCGAACTCAATGCAACCGAGTTGGTTGAGGCATGGGACAGAGCCTGCGCGAATGGCGGGGCGACTTTAGACCCGGATCATATCGCGTGGGACATCGCGGTATCGCTGGAGGTGAGCAGATGAACGAGCACCCGCTATTGATGAAAGGCCCGCTTGTGCGGGCAACACTGGAAGGCCGGAAGACGCAGACGCGGAGGCCGGTCAAGATGCCGTCGCACGGTGTGGAACCGTTTCATCCAGGGTACGCAGACGGAGCCTTTTGGAATTACTCATTTACTGACATCATTGCTCGCAGTCCACTTGGCCGAGTTGGCGACCGGCTGTGGGTGCGGGAGACATTTGCGTTTGTCACCTGTGAAAAGGAGGACGAGGGTGCATTTTACGGACGGGCACGCGGAATCACTTCTGACTATGGCGAGTGGTTTCAAGTTCGGTATGCTGCGGATACTAAGTTAATCGATTGGGAGCCTCCTACTTTTAAGCCCTCGATCCACATGCCGCGCTGGGCGTGTCGCCTGGTCCTGCCGCTGGTGTCTGTGCGCGTCGAGCGCGTGCAGGACATCACAGAGGAGGATGCACGGGCGGAGGGAGTCGAGCTTATTAGCTCAGGACCGGGCTGGGAATGCTGGATGGGTTACGGTCCTCACGGTAGCTGCAAATCGGCGCGTGAGTCCTTCCGCTCGCTATGGGTTTCGATCTACGGCCAGGAATCGTGGGACGCGAACCCGTGGGTCTGGGTCGCGGAGTGGAAAGAGATTGAGGTGAGCCGATGAGCGAACCAACCTGCGACCGATGCGACAAGCCCATGGCCGAGGAGCGGGGGCGGAGGGTCGGGATGAGGGACGCATCAGAAGTCGTCTGCCTCGATACAGAGGCGGAGATATGCAAATCAGTCGCAGAAGCTTTCCGCCAAGGTCGCACATCGGTAGAGGTCGGTGACCGCCTATTCCTTTGGGGCGGTGCGGTGCCTGGAAACACAGAGGAGCAGGTGGCAAAGATCATCGCGGAGAAAATCAAGCGCAGAGAGGCAGAGCAGACGCAGATGATGAATCTGATGAGCGAGAGAGCGCAGAGCAACCCGCTGATCTTCCGGCTCAGTCGAGCGATCCGAGAGGCGTGGAAGGAGACACCCAAAGACAAGCCCCGGTCGAAGCGTGGGCAGAGAGTGAGGCGGTGGCGATGAGGACCACAGAGGATTTATTTGGCGTCAGTGTCGACGCCAGCCCAGAGCAGCGGTCAGACCTGCGGCTTGACGTGGAGGTGCCCAAGGGAACGCGGCTGCTCAGATGCAAAAACCTGGGCGATCGGTGGCGAATCGTCGTTCCGGTCGAGGGCAAGCGCACGTCGCTGATTACGTTTCGCAATCCGCTCGGAGTCACCCGAGGCGAGCGACTGGGACCACGCTACGGCCTGCACGAAAAGGTCAAGCTCAAGCGCTCGATCTGTGGGCTCAACAAAGGCGCACGCGGTGTTGTAGTGGGATATGCTGCCCTCGATAGCTATCACGTCGAGTGTGGTGGTAAGGTGGCGATAGTCGGCGGGGAGTATCTATCAAGCTCAAAGGTGACACGATGCGCCTAGCGTTGCTCCATACAGTCGTGTGGTATGTCGCTCTATTGGCTACGAGCCCAGATGGCGACTGTACCAAATCGGGGGACTGCAAGCAGGGGGAGTACTGCAAGGCTGGGACGTGTGTCCCGAAGGAGTCGAGGTAAGCAAAATGGTGAAACTTCTCGGTTGGTTTGAGGATGAGGCAGGAGAGGTGTGCGAGTTCGATAGCGAGCACGCTGCGCGGACGTTTGCCGATGGGGTGTTTCACGGCGCTGCGCAGTACGGATGCGGCAGCGTGGTGATCTATATCCAGACGGATGGTGAGATCATCAACGTCGAAGGCGAGCCGATTGAGGCTAAGCGCATGGCTGCACTGATCAAGCTGTTCAAGGAGTCAGAGTGAGCGATATCAATCAGGTCAAGCTACGTGGCAGAGCAGGAGGTGACGCGGATGTCAAGCACCTGCAAAACGCAACATTGACTACGCTGCGAATCGCGACAGGTGAGAGCTACACCGACCGCAGCGGGTCGAAGGTTGACCGCACGGACTGGCACTTAGTCGCGTGCTGGGGAAGGGTCGCTGAGCAGGCCGCTGGCATTCGCAAGGGCGATGTGGTCACAGTAGAGGGCCAGCTTCGTACGCGGTCCTATGACAAGGCCGGCGAGAAGCGGTACGTGACCGAGGTGGTGGCGAAGTCGGTTGTGGTGGATGATAAAGACCGGAAGCCGAAGGTTGAGCGTGACGATGCGCCTCCCATTGGAGAGGATGACATCCCGTTCTAGTGGCTGGTATTAGCGCCCGTGGCGTAGCCGACGGGTAAGACCTAGAGTGCTGTAAGCCAGCGTAGCGGCGCTTACAGAGGGCGGGGGTGGTAAAGTGCTGCCCTTAGGGCTAGCAAAGAATCTGGAAATGGTCAATAAAGATCCAACTATGAGTGTCCAACAGGGAAACCGCCGGCAGACCACGAGCCCACGCAAACTGGCGGCGCTTGACCGTGCTGCCCGTGCGCTGGAGATGAGAAAATCCGGCATCAGTTACCGACGAATAGCCGAAAAGTTGGAGTGCGATGTCTCGACGGCGCACCTCTACGTGAAAGAAGCCATCGCCAAAAGCGCCGAGAGCATTCAACACAGTGCCGACGAGCTGCGAGCCATTGAACTGGAGAAACTCGACAAGTGGGAGGCTAGTTTGCAGCTAGGCATTCGAGATGCCGACCCACAAGTGCGGGCCAAATCGGCTGCCGTGCTGCTCAAGATCACCGAGTCGCGCCGAAAGCTGCTTGGACTCGACGCTCCGCAGAAAATAGAGATGAGTGGCAATCTGTACACCGTCAAGGAGGTGTCGCCGGACTGTCCAGAATGGGGCGAGCCTGCTAAGACAGAGCCAGCAAAGGGAGATGGCCAAGAATGAACACGCAGACCATTGTGACGAAGATTCAGCCATCAGAGCGCGAGCAACGGATGGCGGACCTGATTGCCGTACTCAAAGACATGGGGCCTTCGAAGGACGCAACCGGGTCATTGGCTCGGCTCATGTTGGCCGGCGAGCTTGCCAGGCTGGAGCTAGAATCGTGCAGGGGGGTTGCAGCGCAGCTCAAGCCCGGTGCAAGCAAAGAAGACCGGGCGGCATTCCGGGGCGTGCTGCTGGATGCCTGGCGATGTGACAAGGATCGAATCATCGCGGCGGCGATTCCGCCCGAGTGCAAGATCACGGTTACAGTCGAGCCGGTCATTGTGCGCGGAATGCTGGCCCTCAAGCCGGTGGATGGGTCGGACTGGGCGAAGGGGGCCAAGCCATGATGACCAAGCGGGCAACAGTCAAGCACGTCACCCAGCGGCAGATCGAGGCCATCACCGAGCAAATCAACGCGGATGATGCGCTGTTTGGCGTTGCGCTGCTGGGCATGGACGCTGGGCGGCGATGGACCAAACTGGAGGTGTATTCAAAGGCAGCACTCAGCACTGAGCAGCGGAAGCGCCTAGTGTGGGCTGTGAATTGTGGCCTAAAAGACTGCCAGGCAACCGACCTAGTAAGGCGAGATCTAAATCATCCTGCGCGCTGGGCCACGGTCAAGCGCTGGCTACGGGAAATGGTCACGCTGCGACCAAGGTTGGTGTGGGAATAGCCATGTATTCACGAGCCACCGTTCACAGAATGACAGACGGACAATTTTACGCTTTTGCCATGCGGCTAGAGGCTGATCCGCTGGTTTCGGGTGCTCTGTTTGCATACGGCCACGGGTCGGAACAAACAATGCTGATTTTTGGTAGAGAATTGAATCACCACGAAAAGCAAGCAGCGGAGCATGGGTATCGGCTAGGAATGCAGGACGCTGGGGCTGTGGATATTCAGCCGATGAGATGGGCATGACCGACCCCCGCCGCTTCGAGCCGCTTTCCTGGCAGGTTGCGCCATGGCGCGACACATCCAAGGTGATGGTGATCTCGTCTGGCGCGGGCACCGGGAAGAGCTGGATGGCGCTGCACAAAGTCAACGCATTCTGCCTACGCTTCCCCGGTGCGCTGGGCTTGGTTGTGCGCAAGTTCGCGGAGTCGCTCAAAAACTCGGTGATTCCCTCGATAGAGCAGATTGTGCCGCAGTCGGTACTGCATGTGCCGAGTAAGAGCCGATTCGAGTACCCAAACGGGTCAGTGATTGTCTACGGCGGCATGAAGGACAAAAAGCAGCGCGAGAAGATTCGCAGCGTCGCAAACAAGACGAGCGGCGTGGACATCGCGCTGATGGAAGAGGGATCGGGATTCGAGGAGGATGACTTCGAGGAGATCGGCGGGCGCATGCGTGGCACGGCGGCGCCATGGACGCAGATCATGCTTATCACCAACCCGGACGCCGAGACCCACTGGATCAATCAGAAGCTGATCCGCAAGTACCAATCGGGGCTATCTTCTGCGCTTTCGTGCTACTTCCCACGCTGCGAAGACAACCCGACCTTAACCCCGGCCTACTTGGAACGATTGCGCAATCTCACAGGCGTTCGCAGGGCGCGACTATATGAGGGCAAGTGGGTCCGAGCAGAGGGGACGGTCTACGGAGCGTCCTGGGACGCCTCGGTGCACATCGTGCCGAACCAGCACAACCAGCCTGCATGGTTTCCAAATCCGCCAAGGGAATGGCGGCGCATCCGTGCAATCGATCTGGGTTTTGTCAATGCTCGCGTCTGCCTGTGGATCGCGATAGACGAAGACGGTGGTATGTGGGTCTATCGGCAGATCTACCGCACCAGGCAGAGAGCCACGGACTTCGCCAAGGAAATCATCAGGCGCAGCATGGGCGAATCAATCGAGGTCACGGTATGCGACCACGATGCAGCCGAGCGCGCCGATCTCGAGGCCGAAGGGGTTATCACGATCGCCGCTAACAAGGCGGTATCGCGTGGAATCCAGGCAGTAGAGCAGCGACTGTTAGGATTGGGCAATGGTCCGCGCCTGCACTTCCTGCGAGGGTCGCTGGTGGCCGAAGATGAGCAGCTTCGTGCCGACTTCAAACCGTGCAGCGTTGAAGAAGAGTTCGACGTGTACGTGTGGGCTAAGAACGGCGACGGCTCGGTCAACAAAGAGGAGCCTAAGAAGGAGCATGATCACGGACTCGACGCGCTGCGATACGGCGTAATGTACGAGGACAGGGACGCGCTCGACCCGGCAGACCTGCCCGGCGAACAGATCCGCGAGATCATGCGACGGACGCAGACGCAATTTGCTACGCCGTCGACGAAGCGTGGTAGTCAGTGGTTATAGGGAAGGGTGGATGAATGGTTAAAGTTGCGCAGAACGGGCAGCAAACTCGCGTGACGGTAGACCCGCAGCATACGGGATCCGAAGTAATGGCGGCACTCGAAGCCCATGATCCGACATGGGTTCGGAAGATGCGGCTGATGCCAGACGGGACAATATTGTTTCAGGGCAACGGACAACCTATTGATCTTGCCTTAATTACGGCAAGCAGAGAGGGCCAAGGGACATGAGCAGAGACAAACGACAGGACCGGAAGCAAGAGACGCAGGCAGTGCCGGTTGATCAGGTGGTCGCGCAAGAGATGAACGCGATCGCGGAGCTGGCGGAATCAGAGCAGAGCCGGAAACTGACCGATGAACAGTTGGCGCAGCTTGCCCACTGGCTATGCTTGGCGTACGAGTGCGCCTGCGCGTCAACGCCGAACATGCAGCCCATCGCGGAAGCAATCAAGCAGACTGCGAGCGAGGTGCTCAAGATGGGCCATTCGTGCGATCTGCGCTACGTGGGCGAGCTTCTGAGGCGCTTGGATGCAGTCATCGTGCCGATCGCGCACCGGACGCACCACAACGAAAACGCGCGAGCACAGCTTGCAATGGCATATGCCATTCTGTCCGATGCCGGGGTGCTGCCATGATGCTGCGCGTGATTCTGCTTGCCGGGCTGCTAGGATGCGGCGGCTCAACTGAGTCAATTGCTAAGCCCTGCACGGCGCAGGCATTCACCGAGGATCTTGCGAACTGGCGCGAGGTCAAGCAGGTCGCCAAGCCAGGAACCAAGGCGCAGGCATTCGGAGAGTGCGGACGCTTGGATGGATTCGATTATAGCGTCGAGCCCGGCGATGGTTGGTGGATACAGCGAGAGATCCCGGTGCGAAAGGGTCTGCCGGTTTATCTGCAAGCTCGATTCACGGGAGCATTTGGCAAGCGGTACGCAACCATCCAGACGCCATCGGGCGCGGTTCTGGGGTATGCGGAGGGCGATGGCATTGTGACAGCACAGGCCGTCGCCGTGGGCTCTGATGTACTGCTGCGTGCTGGCGTGGTGGCCGACCCTGGGAAAACCACGGGCGGGACCATGGAACAAGTCAAGGTGTGGTTTGGGGCCACGCCCTAAAGATGGCTTTCTACAAGATAGAGCAGGTGCTGTAGTTCGCCTGCCTGCTTGGTGTAGTAGTCACCCGTCACGACATCGTCCGCCCGCACAAACTCCACAGCCCGAGCCCGCAGCTGGCCCAGCAGAAGCGCCATGCTGTGCGCTAGCAGCCGCGCGTAAGCCTGGCAGGTATCGCCAGGTGATAGCAGCCCGAGCGGCGTGCCAAGCGGCTCTACGGCGGCTCTGGCGTCAATCTGCGCACCCATGCTGCGGGCAAGCTCTGCGCTGCCATCGCGAAGACTCAGGGCAAAGTCCGCTACCTTGTCGAAAAGCTTGTGCAGACCGATGAACGTCGGGCCCTGCACGTTCCAATGAGCCTGCTTGGCGTCGAGGTGCAAGTTCATCGCATGCTGAACGGCGGCTTGCAGCGAGAGCCCGGCGGTTACGCGAGCATCGGTGGACATATCGCTTACGGTGGGGGACATCATGGTGCGGTTTCCTCGTGTGCTTCGAGAGTGAGCAAGGGCTTGTGAATGAGTGCGGCTTCGGAAGGCGTTAGGGACTCGCGGATCTGCTTGGCGCGTTCCTCGGACCACTTGCGCCCGCGACCATCGCCAAGATCGCCCCACAGACCCCAGGAAATGCGCGCCGATGAGGGGCGCGACATATTGGCCCAATCCTTGCCCTGGCTGTCGTGTTCGTGGTGCGGCCAGTAGCGAGAGATCGCCAGCACATCCACGCGAGACAGCCGACCGCGTAGGATCTTGCGGGCCATGGCTCGACCCTTGTCCGTGCCGCCCTGCCCGAAGCGGTGGACCCATTCGAGCGACCGGCGGGCTGCTGCCTTCATGTGAGCGGGGGGATCAATCCACTCTTCTGCGGCAAGGTCGGTGTCCTCGGTGTCGTCCTGGTCGTAGCCCTCTTCTCCAGTCGTCATCGGGATGCCAGACTTGACGGCGGCAGCTTCCCAATCAATCGGCAGGTCGAAGAGTTTTTCTCCGGCGGCCTTGGCAAACGTCGCGAAGGCGTTCGCAAAATCTGCGGCCTCCTTGGCGCGAGCGACTCCGGCTTCTGGGTCCGAGATGTCATAGACCAGCGACCAGCTGAAGTTTTCCAGCGGCTCCCCAAGCAGTTCGGGAAAGTCTGCCGTATTGGTGCCAAAGTTGGCGCGACTCCACACCTTGCTGATCTGCTCAAAGCCGGTCATGAGAATCTTGGCATCCGCGACCGCCTTGATCCGTAGGATGCTCATTGCCTCGCGCATAGCAGCCAGCGAGCCACCCTTGACGCTTTGGAGCAGGTTGTGACCAAGGATTATGATTGCGATCCTCTCGTCGAGGCGCAGCAACTTCTCCTTGATGGTCTCGAAGCCGCGACCGTCGATCTGCTCGTATCGAAAGTCGTATCCCTTGTCTTTTTCCTCGCGCGGGCAGAGAACCACGTCGCCGCCGCGCAGCAGGTTGTCTTTTTCGTGTAGCTTTTGCGCCTCGACAGACTCCCGCGTCATGCGCGGCATGTAGCGAATCTTGAGCGGCGCCGCGAACAGATCGTTATAACTGAGCCACTGGTCATCGCCGGTAATTACGCCGAAGTACGGGAAGGCCAAGGGGCGCACAAGCCCGCGCAACCATGGGCGCGTGCCACCGAGCGAAAAGATGACCCATTCGCGGCCATCGTTGCGGATGATTTCAAGCCCACGCTCCGAGATACCCTGGTAACACCACAGGTCTTGACGCCAAGACAGCGACGAATGCGTGTAGGGGATGAGTCGAGGCTGGCGCTGTAGACCGTGCCAGACCCATTGAATGCGGCAGGCAGAGAAGCCGAAGAAGTTTACGCGCTCGACAATCTCCCCGCGCATCTGGTCCGGCATGACCGCTTGCCAGTCCTTTGCCAGGTGGTCGGCGAGCATGTGGACTTCATCGGGAGACTCTTTAGGTACCTTTAGCTGTGACGAAAACGATTCTGCGTACTGCCGCCGAAGGTCTAGCGCGCTGGCGATAAGTCCTTCCTTGCGCGCCGCGTGATAGAAAAGCTCCGACATCTGGAAGTTACCAGCGTCGTGGTTTTCCAGCATATTGAGCACCGCCCGCGCATCCCAGCCCGACACTGGCACGGTCGGGTACATCTCCCGGCGTGATTGATAGTCCGCCGGGGAAAGCTCGGTCATATGCAGATCGGCGGGGACTTTGATCTCAGGAGGGCGGAAGAGATTGACGAACCACTGTACGGGGGATGCCATGGCGCAAGCGGATAGGCACCGACGGCAACACGCAAGGGCTAGCGTAGTCTGGTGTACTGTGCGGGCTGGCTAACGAGCGCGGTGGGCCTGGTATCCGGTGGGCATGCGGGGCGCCGCTGGCCACTTGCAGCCGTGGTTCTCGCAAAAGGTGCGCACAAGCGACATCAAAAGCGACTGCTGTTTGATCTCTGCCCCGGTTTGCCGCTCTAGCCGTTCCTTGGCTATCTCAAATGCGGCGTTTTGTTCGTCGGTAAGCCGGACGGTCAGAGCGTGCCGGCGGGTGCGTGCTTCCTTGGTTTCTGCCATGTTGCCAAACACAGCAGACTACGCGCGCAATTGCAAGAGGCAACCTTTCACTTTGCAATGGCCGCGTGACGGAAGCCACACACACGCCAGCCGAAAAAGCATCGTGGGTAGAAACCCTGCTTGATGCCGGCGGCGCGTTGTCTGTGATTCCGATGCCCCGGATTGGAGCGGAGCCACCGACGGAGATTAGGATCTTCAAGTGGGGCGCCAATCCGACCACCAAGGGCATAAAGTACCTCAAGCCAGAGGGCGCGCAGGCTCTTATGGCCCGGTATCGCGAGCGCGGCGTGGTCAAGTGCTTTGACTACTTCCACGCGACCTATGACCCGATGGCCACGGGGGAGGCCAAAAAGGCTGCTGGGCAGTTTCGGCCCGAGCTGCGACACGATGGCCTATGGCTCGTCGATATCCAATGGACCCCGAAGGCTGCGCAGGCAATCCGCGACGGCGAATGGCCCTACGTCAGTCCGGCGATCATCACCACTAAGACCGGCGAAATTATCGATCTGCGCAACACGGGGCTCGTCACCGACCCCGGCACGATCGGCGCAACGCCTACCATTCTCGACGGGCTCCTACCTAAGGAAACCATGGACAACGCAAAGAAAAAGCTCGGACTCGAAGCTTACACAGCCTCGCAGACGCTGCTGCGGTGCATGCAGTCTCTTGCAGACACCGACGGCATGGAAAAAGACATCGGCAACATGGGGATCGGCTACGTCGTGCCCCTCATGGACAAGCTCAAGGCACAGTTTGGCGGCGACATCATGGAAGCGGCCACCGCCGAAGCGTCCAAGATGGCAGCCGGCGCCAAGATGATGTCTACGCTCTCCGATGTCTGCGGCGGCGAGGCGGACCCTGACAGATTGCTCGGGCTTGTGCTCGCCAAGATGCAGCCCGCCACCGTGTTGCCGGCCAAGGTCGAGGGCGTACTGCTGTCGGATGCCGATGCCAGCGCCTACAAGTCGCTGCTGCTTGATGCGCATCGCAATCGCTACGCCACCGCGCAGCGTGCGCAACTCGAAGCGCATTCGTTGCAAACCGTCGTCACCTATCTGTCGAATGCTGCCGAGCTTGTGCCGTCCGAAGCACCCCGCGAAGCCGCACCGACTGCCCCCACTTCGGAAGGACTGAAGCACGCCATGGAGCAAGCACCGATCAAGCCAGCAGCTCAGGCATCTGGCGACAAGCCCACCACGCTCGCGGCCTGCACGCCGCAGCAGCGCGCTTTTGTCGAGGGCTTTCTCGACATCGCCCGCCGTTCGCAGGGTGACAAGTTCGACGAGTCGGCAGAGATGCAGCACGCCTTTGCAATGCTGTCCGATATCGAGCCGACCGTCGGCAATGAGATCCGCTGCCTGCCCTATGGCGCCGAGCAGCCAACCACGATGATGGCAGGAGAGGCATAACCATGGCCGCTTTGACTCAAGACGTTGTCCGTCTGCAAAACTCGCTCCCCGAGGTGGCTTCCTCGGAGGTTCACACGATTCTCGCCAACAAGATCTGCTACCAGGGCGGCGCGTGCATGCAGGTTGCCGGCAAGGCTCGCCCGCTTGTCGCCGCAACCGCCAATAGCGTGCTGCTCGGCGTGGCCATGCGTCACTACGAGGCGCCCGTTGCGTCCGATCTGGTGGCTCCCGATGGCCAGCCGTTCGTGTTCCTGCGTGGCGTGTTCGGATTCCCTGGCAAAACCGGCGATCTGCCCACCGAGGCCTTGATTGACGTGGCCGGCGGCGTGTTCTTTGGTGACGACAACATGGTGCAGGCGACCACCCCCGGTGCTCCGGCGCTCGGCGGTACGCTGCGCTTCATCCGCGACGGCCTGTACTGGGTCGAGATCTAAGGGCTAAGGACCAACCATCATGAGCACCCAAACCACTTCGGTCGTCAGCAACGGTGATGTTGATTTTTACTTCACCGGCGTGAATCTGGCATTCCTGCGAGCGCTCAAGGGCAACAACCGAGCGCTGTACCCCAAGCTTGCCTATGTGCCGCCGACCGGCATTCGCACCGAGAGCAAGTACCCGATCGATCTGCCCAGCGGCGATCAGGTCGTCGGCACGCGAATCAAGTTCCCGATCTCGCTGGCTGCGTCGCGTCCCGAGATTTGGCCGTATGGCACCGCCCGCAAGGTCGAGCCGTTCAGCCAGATCGAGGTGAGCGTCGATATGCAGCGCTGGGCGCCTCCGTCGAAGCGCGAGCAGTGGGACGTGTTCACGAACGACAAGTTCGGGATCATCAAAGACCAGCTGCCGCAGATGATGGACCGCGCCCAGATTCTGTGGGACATGGTCCTGGCCAACGTCATCGCAGAGAACGCGGTAAACACGGCATACGACAACCTGCCGTTTTTCACCCCGGCAGCTTCTCCGCATGAAGCCAACCCGCTCAAGCCAGGCGTCGAGACGTTCTTCAACGACGTACCGATCACCGGCATTGACGTGCCGAACATGCGGTTTCTGCTCGGGCTGCTGGAAAACGCCCCAGGTCCCGATGGGCTGCCTCTCGACACCGACGAAGTGGACATCATCGCGCTCGCTCCGACCAGCGATATGAAGTTCCAGCTCAATCAGGTGTTCAATGCCGCGATCGCTGCGCAGGCTGTCGGTGCCAACGCGGCTGCCGGCGTGAGCAACTCGCTGCTCGGCGCGGCCCGCGTCGAACTGATGAAGCAGCTCGCCCGCACCAAGCAGGCGCCGATCTTCGGTGGCAAGGCGCAGGATCGCACCCAGGTCGGCTACCTGATGACCGTGCCCAAGGGCGAAGGGCGCCCGATCGCGCTGGTCCCGAACCGTCACCCGACCGCGTACTACACTGGGCTGAACGGTTCCGACCATCTGCGGGCCAAGCTTGGCGCCATGGAGTACGGCTGGGATGCGTACGGCAACGGCAAGCTCGTGATTCCGCAGCGCATGATTCGCTTCATCGTCAACCCGGTGTAGTCAGCAACAGGGCCTGCCATGCTTGTATCTGTCGTACATTGGGACGTGCTTCCCGCTCCTGGATTGCCGCCATCGGCAATAGACGGCTTTGGGGCAACGCCTGGACTACCGGCGCGTTTTACTAAGCCAAACTTGTACAACGCGGTAGAGTTCTCTTTGCAGGCAGGTGGCGCGGGTGGCCCTGGTGATTACGCGCTGTACAAGTATTGGTGGGACAGCAAAAGCTGGAAACCCGAAGGCCCACGCGGAAGCACTCCTACAAGCATTGCGGTGACGCTACCAGACTCCGTGCCGGTACGTGTCTCAGTCGAAGAGATTGAGACGCAGCTTGCGGTTGTCTGGACGGGCGGCGGCGCAGTGATCACGCCAGAGATCGCCGAAGTTCTCACGCAGCGAAGGTAGACCATGCTCTCTGGGCCAGTCTACCTCACGCCAAAAGACCTGCTACAGCGCGCACCGCTGGGATCGATTCCACGCGCTGACATTCCCGGCCCGCAGTATTGCGGGGTGGTGGGTCCGGTGACGCATTCCGGTGCATCGCCTGGCGTGGTCAAGGTGACAGGCTACCCGGTGGATGTGACCCCACTGGTGGTCAAGTGTTCAAAAGCTGGCGATCTCGGCGTCGCGGAGTTTGTCTTTTCCGTGGACGGGGGCTTGACGTTTGGGGACCCGGTGGTCTCGCAGCCTAACGAGCTTGCCAACAGCCGATGGGATATCGAGGTGCTCTGGACGGGCTTGATCGTGTCTGTCTATCCGCCTACCCCTTTTGTGTCGCCGGGTTTTTTGCTCAATGACACATGGGCAGTGACGACGACGGCAAGCCCACGCCTTGTGCAGATTTGCGGCGCGCTCTCGGACTACTTCCGCAAGTGGGCGCAGAACACCGGACAGGTCATTGATTCGATCGACGAGTCCGACCTTGACATGCTCTCCGAGTGGGGGCGCTGGAAACTGGTAGCCGGTCGCGGTGATGTGCCGCCCGACTGGAAAGAAATGGCCGACATTGCCCGCGAGCATTTCAAGCTTGAGGCGATCGGCGATATCAGACTCAACTCACAGCCGGACAGTGATGATTTCACATTCGGCAACTACGAAACGCCGAGCAGACCGTTTACCGGCGTCTGGAGATGGTGACATGTTCGTACAGAAGTCAATCAACGGCGCTCCTCAGAATCTTGTGCTCGACCTTCGCCCCGATGGTGCGACCGGCACGGTTTACGCCAAGGTGGGTCAACTCACCCTGCGAGCACTGGAGGACGGCGTCGCGGATGCCGTGGTGTTGGTTCGTGCCATTCGTGTTGACGATGGCCAGGCGGTTCCGGCTGCGGTCGATCTGTCGCTGACCAATGATTATGTGTACCTAGGCACCGCTGCCGGACAGATTCCCGAGTACACGATCGGCACCTCGTTTTCGCAGGGCTACAACCCCGACGTGTATCGAAACAACACGTTCTCCCACGTCATGGTGTCGATCGTCGCCCAGGCGCGGCTTGCGGTGATTGGCCAGTAAGCATGCCCCGTGGCTCTGACATAGCGCGCCTTCGTCAGGATCTCGCCACGGCGAACGCTCGCTTGATGAGCGCAGCTGCCGGCGTTGTCCGTGACGTGCTTGATGCCTCGATTGACGGAGGATTTCGGCAGGGGCGCGACGTGTACGGGCGGGCATTCAAACCAGCCAAGGATGGGCATCTGCCGCCTATGATTCGATCGGGCAAGCTGCGGCGGGCCATCAAAGTGGAAATTGCGCCGAGTCCATCCGACTGGCTGATTACTGCCTCGGAAGATACGGACTACGGGCAGTACCTGCGCGACGGTACATTTAAGATGGATCAGCGGCGATTTATACCGGGGCAGACTGAGCCATTGCCAACGGCGTGGGACCGGCGCATTCAGTCGGGTCTGCATCGCAAGGTGGCGTCATGAGCCTAAACCGCCCGGTCTGGCCGCACACAGCGATTGAACTGCTGACGCAGATAAATGCCGAGCTGATCAAGCGGCTCAACTCGGACGCGCAACCGTCTGGGCTGTGGCGCTGCGAAAACGGGCAGCTGAATCTGAGCAAGCCGGGCCAGCTGCGGATCATTTGGTCCATCTTGGGTGGCCCCATCCAGCGCGGCGCGCAGTACCACGGGCCAGATCAACCGGCGCGCTGCGTGGCGGCTCGACAGTGCCGCTTGCAGGCTGAGATCCGCACCAATGAGCCAAGAACGCAGGGCATTACCGACGATGATATCAAGCTTGCCGAAGAAGCGCTGCGAGCGCTGATCATCGTTTGGAACAAACAGCGCCCGGCGGATTTTGACGAAGACAACCAAGAGGAACAATGGGACGGATTCAACGAAAATCCGGGGCAACGGGAGATAGTGGTGCGGTATCTGGTGACGCCGCTACTGCTGGTCCATGCGGACCCGTACCTCTTCAAACAGATCGAGACGGTGGAGTCTGTAGGGATTCCAGTGGTGCCATGATGGATGAGAACGTGATCAAGCCGCTGCATGTGGTCGGCGCACCGTATGCGCTCAAGAAGGGTCAACCCCAGCCGGAGCCGGGCACCATTGCCGCGTGGGCGCTGCAAAAAAGCTTCCCTGAGTGGCTATGCGCTGCCATGCAAGCGGGGCGACCCATCAACGCCATTTACACCGAGGTCGAATTTCACGCGCTGGCCGAGCAAATCGCCGGACTGCCGCTTGTCGGGAAGGTGCTCTAATGCCCACGGTTCCCTCTTCAAGCCTCACCGCGAAAAACAACCTGGGCGCCAACTTTCCGGCATCCCCGGCAAAAACCGGCCTTGTGATTGGCCCCACCGTGAGCGGCTCGGCCAATAGCATCATCCTGGCCGATTCGATCAACACAAGCCTGACGCTGTTTGGCGGCGGTCCTGGCTGTGAGTATGTCGGCACGGCGCTGACCGAGCCGAACCACGGGCTTGTGTACCAGATCAAGACCGCAAGCAGCACGCCGGGTTCGCTTAGCGCAGTCACCAAGACCAGCGGGGCAAGCGTCGGCGCGGCGTCCAATGATTTCGGTGCAGTGCTCGCGCCATCGGCGGTAGATTTCAACGGCGACGTGCTGTTCACCGGCAAGGCAGCAGGTGCCGAGCTTGTGATTGTGCCCGGCGGCGTGGCTGGCGTGGTCGTCGTCGGTGTCAACGTCACCGTGACAGTCGCCCCGGCCACCACGGGCACGCAGCTTGCCGCGCTCATCACTGGTACCCCGGCGGCTTTCGCACTATGGAATGCGGTTGCTCAGGGCACCGGCGCAAGCGTCTGCTGCCAGGCGCTCTCGTTGTACTCTGAGACGGCGGGGCGCATTGTATTCGAGGCACTTACCTCTGGCATCTCGTACCAAACGACCATCAGCGCCGGCCCCCATCCGGCGGCGCGGTCTGTTTCGCTCTCAGGTGGAAATCAAGTCAACGTCGTTCTCGGCACCAATGCCAACGGTGAACCGAACATCACCAACTCATCGGCGTTGCTCATTCAGTCCGACTTGGTGACGCTTGCCGCTGCCAACCCTGGCAAGTTCCGCACGACGCTTGCTGGGTCGGGTGCTGGGCTGCTCGGTGTCAAGTCGCTCACAGCGCTGTCTTTCGGCTCCACTGGAGCCATGACAGTATCCGGCGCGCCCAATGATGCCTATGCGGTCAGCGTGCAGATCGTCACCGCTGGTACGCTGGGTACTGCGGCCTTCCGCGTGTCGCTCGGCACATCCAATGGACTGCCGGTCTACTCCGGGGCGATCTATCAGATCCCGGTCGGCGGCTCGTTCTTGATTCCCGAGACGAGCATCACGCTGACGTTCACTGGCTCGTTTGATGGCGGCGACCTGTTTAGCTTCACCTCGACGGCGCCGCTCTCGACACTCTCCGATGTGTCGGAAGCTCTGACCTACTTTATCACGCGGCCGGAGCAGGCAAGCTTGATTGCCGTGGCTGGTCAGATTCCGGTCGCAGCCCTGCCGGCATGGATCGCGGCACTCAACGTGCTCGCCAATCAGCTCGAAGCGGCAAAGAAGTATTGCCGGATCATGCTGGAAATCGAGGGGCCAGCTGCCGGTGTAGCCAATGCCGTATGGGCATCGACCGTCACGTCAACGCTAGCCAGTCTGTCGAGCGCCCGATTGTCGCTGTTCGGCGGCGATGCGAACACCGTGTCATCGCTGCCTCTCCCGCAGCCAGGTCGCCCCGAGACTGTCAACGGAAACCGCAACACGTTTGCACGGCTGCTCGCCCTGTCGAGCGGCACCGATGTTGGCGACCAAACCAACAGCGGCGCGTTGACCAGCGTCACTTCTGCCAATCAGACAGACGTGGCATCGTCGCTTGCGGCTGCCCGATGCTCGTATCTGTACCTGCTGTCTGGAATTCCCGGCGTGCAGGCCGATGCGCTGCTGTTTGATGCGCCAACGGGCGATTTCACGTACATGGCATATGGTCGCGTGCTCGACGAAGCCATGTTCTACGGCTACCTGCGGCAGACCAAGTACCTGAACACCGCCCAGCTGCGCAACCCGGACGGAACCATTCAAGCAGCGGCGGCCATCGCGATCCAAAAGGATCTGCGGCAGGTGCTGCTCGACAAGATGGTCAAGACCGGCAACGCCAGCGACATTCAGGTGGTGGTGGATCGAACCAACACGGACAACCGGCTGAAGATCACGTACTACGTGCAGCTGCTGTTCTACGTCAAAACCATCGACGGCAAAGCGGGCGTGGTTCAGTCCCTCACTGCCACTCAGATTCTGTAAGGAGCGACTATGATCGACGTTGGTACGCCAGGTTATGCGATCGATATCACGGTCGCTTCGTTCAAGTTCGATGGCGAGACGCTTAGCGCTGCAATCACCGAGGCTGATTGGAACAGCAAGACCTCCGAGGAGATCCTGCACTTCCAGGGGCTGCAAGATCCGCAGGAACGCACCAAGGGGCAGCGCGACCACAGCGGCACGATGACCTGGGGCGCGCGGCAATACGCGCTGTTCTGTCGCCAGGCGGGCGGCTGGGATGTGGTCAAGAATACGGAGTTTGCGCTGGTGTTGCAGTGCGAGCCCGAGAACGACCCGCACATCTACACGCACACGTTTACCAAGCTGCGCCTGCACTCGGACAGCAACGCGGTGAACAAAAGCGCCGGTGTGGTCAAGATCGAGTTCAGCTTCCTCGAATACGATCTTGAGGTCGAAGACAAGTAAATCGTGAGCCTTCCCGCCTTTTCGACGGCCCTCGGAGGCGGGAGGGTTTCACGACTTAGAGGGCCTTGTGAGAGAGGGCCAAATGATCACGCAAGAGCAGTTCGCAGCGCTTGAGGCCGTCCACGGCACCGGCATGGTGCTTGTGTTGTCGGTGGGTGACGATGAGTTTGCGTTCCGCCGACCATCCGACGCCGATGTCGAATTCGCTATGGACGAGCGAGCGCGTGGAATCGGCGAGTGGATGGAGCATGCGCTGATTGGGTGCGTGCTGTGTCCAGAAGTGCCAACTGCCAACGAAGCGCCGGTCAAGGGCGTCAAGCCTTCGGTGTGCTCCGAGCTGGTCGCCGTCCGCGAGCAAATTCAAGCCATCTGGAAAGACGCGCCCTTCTGCCGCGACAGTGTGCCGCTGGTGTGGGCGCAGTCGTGCGGATGGGGGCAAGAGATCACGCAGCAATCTCTCGGTGGCGGCAAGTACGAGCTGATCGTGTCGAGCGACACCAAGATGGGCGCTGAGGCGTGGTCATACAAGGCTAGCGCCAAGGTGCTCACCGGGGCGCAATACGAGCGGCTGCGCAAACTTGGGCTGTCCGATGGCATCGCTGACGACAAGTACGCCTTTGCATCGTCTGTGGTGTCATTCGAGGGCATTGACAGAGATGAGTTTGTCAAGCGGTATCCGTTCGCGGTTCTCGGCATTGGCAAGCTGGCGCGGGCGCTCGGCTCTGAGAATCGGGCGGTGTCCGTAAAAAAGTTCAGCAGTGGGTCAGCCCCGCAGCCTGGGAGTTCTACCGACACGCCAGCAAGCACCTAGACATCGGCGTGACTGCGGCGGCGCTGTGGGCCAAAGAACACGACCCCGGCTCAGATCTGGCGCAGGCGGGATGGCTGATTGAGGCAGAACGGACGCTTTTACAAATTGCAAGCCTGAGAAAGTAGACCGATGGCGACGACGTACACGGTAGCGCTACAAAACAAAGTCAGCGGCGAGGCACAAAAGGCGCTTGCTGACGTGGAGCGCCTTACGTCGGCACTCAATGCAGCCGAGCAGCGTCGTGCCAGGCCTGCATTCTCTCCGCCATCGGGTCGCGATTGGGAGAGCACCGCACAAGCGGCCCAGCGCGCAGCCGAGAAGGAACAGACCGCCCAGCTTCGACTTAATGCCGAAGCGATGCGCAGCGCGCAGCAGATGGAGGACGCCAAGCGCAACGCGGCATTCCGTCGTCTGCAAGCCCAGCAGCGCGAAGAAGAGAAGTTCACCCGGTACAAGCTCGGGCTTATGCGCAAAGAGGTGGCAGCGCAGGCAGCGGCAGACAAGCAGCGCGCCGCGTTCAGACCATTGAAAGCATATTCGCCCGGCGGCGGCATCGGAGGCATGGCGGGCGGCCTGGTAGCAGGCGGCATAGGCGCGGCTGCGCTGGGCGCGGCTGCATACGTGGGCGAGCAAGCGGTCGATGCCGTCAAGCTGATTGAGTCGTCACGCATGCGGCTTACGGCATCGCTAGGCAGCGCAGACCGTGCGGCTCGCGAAATGAAGGACGCTTTTCGCATTGCAGAAAAGACCGTCTTTGATCCCGACGAGATGGTCAACGCAATGGCCAAGCTTTCGACGTATTTCAAGGACGATGAAACGCGGCGGTATGTACTTGGCGCAATCTCTGACTTTGCGACTCAAAGCGGCACGGGAACCGAGGGACTAAACCGAGCTATCAAGGCTGTGTCCGATGTCAAATCAAAGGGAACATTGCAGGCCGAAGAACTCAAAAATCAGCTTGGCGATCTCGGCCTGAGCGCGACCGCTGTTTACAACGAAGTCGCAGACATTCTGCATTTGAAGGGCAAGACCGACGAGGAAAAAGCCAAGCAAGTGCAGGCGCTTATGAAAAAAGCCCAAGTGAGCGCAGATGTAGGCGTGCAAGCAATCACATCGGCAATGCGCAAGCAGGCGGGCGGCGGCAAGGCTGGTGAGTTTTCGATTAAAAGCGCGGGCACACTTGAAGGGCAAATCAGCAACATCCGAAAAGGGCTGTTAACGCTGTTTGCTATGGCGGACATAGACAAGTGGCCTGCCATGGACTCGCTCAAGAAAGCGCTGGGCGACATTGCCGGTTTGTTTGCCACTGACAGCAAAGAGGGTGCCAAGATGATGGCTGCCGTCAAGTCGTACACCTCGGGACTTGCCACAATGTTCGGCCTGGTTGCAAAAGCCATGTGGGCGATTTCGTATCCAGCTCGGTTGGTAGTAGACCTAGTCGGCAAGGCCATGGACACAATTCAAGACTACAATTTCCAAGGTGTTTTCGACGTGGGCGCATGGAAACGCCTGGGCGTCGATATGGTGCTTGGCATTGTGGAGGGCGTAAAATCGGCGGCTACCTCGCTATATGGCACCGTGACAGAGATCGCTGGGGGGGCAGTGGTTGCGGTGCGCGATAAGCTCGGAATTCGTAGTCCCAGCCGCGTCATGATGGAGCAGGGCGCCTATGCTGTAGAAGGGTTTGCCCGTGGACTAGCAGGCGGCTCCGACATGGTGCAGGCCGCTGGGCGCGCTATCTCGGATGTAGACATTGCCCCAAGCTTTTCGGTCAACCCACGTGACACTAATGGCCGAGCAGGCGGTGCCGGAATCACGTTTCAAAACACGTTTCAGATTAGCTCTGTGCAAGATCCTGCGTCTTTTGTGCGCGACGTAGGACCTCTGCTCGATGCGCAGATTGAGCTGAGTGCTGACCGTTACTTCGGTCGCTTGCTGGCACAGGGGGCGGGCTGATGGCCGAAATCACCGTCAACGAACTGCCGACCTCCGAAGAAGACCCGACTACATGGAATCTGCTATGGGTCGCCGGTTTGCCTGTGCCTGGCACTTGCTTGCCGATTGAAGGCGAGCGAAAGCGAGACGTGGAGCACAAAAAAAGCAAGGGCACCACTCGCGACATCCTGATCGACCAGGGACTTGAGCCCACAGAATGCACTGTGCGCATTCGCACGACTGACGCGGCCACGTTTCGCAGCCTTCATGATTTTTATCTCAAATACATGAGCCCAGAGCGGACACTTTCTAGGCTCAATGTTGTAGATGTGTTTCATCCACAGCTCTATGCACGGGGCATCAAGCAGGGCTACTTCTACGCTGCGCCACTGCCGCAGCCAACCGACCCAAACGGCATCCGGCCCTATGTCTCGGAGTTTAAGTTCAAGATTGTCGGACCCAAGACGCAGATAAGCGCAAACTCGACGAGCAGCAAACCGAAGGTGACGGCATGGCCAAAGCCAACCGATCCGCTCTATCAGGCCAAGGGCGCAACAACCTGGGTTGGCTTAATGACCACCTCGCCGCAGATTCTGCCCGGCGTGGACAATCAGAGCCGCGTGCGTCCGATCAATCAAGCGCCGGTGTTTTACTCTCCAGCGGACACGGCCAAGCTTGCAAAAGCCGGCGACCCCACGGCGGAATTCGTGAATAGCCTCACCGTGGGCAGGGCTCCGGTGACACGATGAGCGACGCGACGCTAAACGGACAGCCGGTTATCCGAGCGGACCACAAGCAGCCCTACGCAGGCGCGTGGACTGCCGAGATTGAGCTTGACGCTGACAGCAGACCGCTTGGCGCGGCATTGCTTGTGCTGCTCGGTCGGACCTGGCAAGGGACGGTGATCGCCGACTTATCGGACAGCGCGCTGGCGCTCTCGGGCGATTCTGGTGGCTGGTTCCGATGTCGCATTGTGGGCGGCGCGGGTGGATTGCAGAAGCCTGTCACGCCGACAGAGTGGTCACAAGGCGCGCTTGTGCAAACGGTGCTGACTTACATCCTTGGCGCGGGCGGGGAGGTCCAAGCAGCAACCATTTCAACGGACCTGCTCGGCAAGGTGCTGCCGCAGTGGTCGATTTCGACCTCGACGGTGGGCGAAGCGCTGTCAGCCTTTGCTGAGACGCTGGGCATCATCTGGCGCGTGCTCGACGACGGCACAATTTGGCTGGGAACGCCAAGCCCACAGCCTGTCACGGCGCCCGATTACATCCTGACCGATATCAATCCCGAGATGGGCGCGGCAGAGATGGATCTGAACGATTCAAGCCTGGCGGTTGACCAGATTATCGACGGGCTGACGATTCGACAGGTGATCTACAGCTGGACACCCGACAAGATGCGGGCGCTGGTGACATACTCGCCCGGTCCTGTCAACTCACTTTTTCGTTTGTTCGGGATGTGGCTTGCACGGGTGAAGCTCGACAATTTCCGCGCCGTCCCAGGTCGAATCAACTCGCAGAACAGCGACCAGACCGTGCAGTTTCAGCCGGACGACTCGCGGTATTCGCCGCTGCGCCGCGTTGCGATTCGCACCGGGCTGCCAGACACCGAAATCACAATTGGCGCAAACTCTCGGGCGGTTGCGGCTTGGGAAGGGGCATCGCCCACGGCGCCTGTCCTAGTCAACTTCGGCACAAGCACCGCGACCAAGATCAAACTGGCTGCCAGCGCAACGCCAAAGCAGTCCGCGCGCAAGGGTGATGCTGCGGGGTATCTGCTGTGCGTGGTGGCCAACGTCAGCGGCGTGCCGGTCGTGACCCAAGTCAATTGGACCTCGGTGCAGCCTGTGCCGCCGTTCGTAACGCCAATCGTTCCTGGCGTGCCTGGCAGCTATTACCAAGAAATCACCATCACCGAGGGTTCTAGTATCGTCGAGGTAGGTGGCTAATGGCTGACTTTGCTGTCGAAAACTACGAAACGCTTGGCACCGACATTGATGTCACGCCGGACCTCTCGGAAAACGAAATCCTGCGCGTCGATGTTGATTGCCTGCTCCAAGACCTGATCAACGGCTGGACGCAGCCCACGGGCATCGCCGATGGCACTACCGAAGGCGCGCAGTGGGGCATTGATTTGCGGTCCTACCTGAATCGCGGGCTTACCAAAGCCGGGCTGTTTGCTCTTAAGTCGGCTCTTGAGAACCAGGCCGAACGCGACGATCGTGTAAGTCAGTGCGTCGTAAAGCTGACTGCTGACACTGCGACTAAGAAACTCACGGTGTTTGGCACGGTCTACATTGGCACAAAGCCATACCCGTTTTCCTTTTCAGTATCGCCGCAAACCGTGGGCGATCTGTGGGTCGAAAGGCTCAACTGATGGCTATCAGCTACCTGTCGCTACTCAATCCCAAGTCGGCCCAGCAGATCATTAATGACGCTCTGGCCTTCATGGCTGCGCCGCCCGATCCATCGCTGGTGACAGTGCAGACTGCCAACTGGCGCACCGGCGGGCCTTACCGCACCTTGCTCTATCGCATGGGGCAAGAGGTGGCACTGCTTTACAACATCGTCGCGGGGTTTGCGGGTTCGGCGTCGCTGCCACAGGCTTCAGGCAGGTGGCTCGACTGGCTGGGCGAGGGTTTTTTTGAGGAGCCGCGCCAGGGCGGCGAGTTTGCAACGGTCGCGGTCCAATTCACTGTTCCGACGGGAGCGGGGCCACTGGGCCCCATCGAGTTACGAGTCCAGACATCAGACGGAAAGCAGTTTGCATCTACGCAGCCAGAAACACTCCCTGCGGGCCCAACAGTGGTCACGTTCACCTTGCGCGCCGTGCAGGCTGGCAGCGTTTACAATGTCGGCGCCGGGCTCATCACGCAGCTCATCACGCCGAACGTGCTTGGGATCTCGGTCACAAATCTAGCTCCTGCCACGGGAGGCTACGATATCGAGAGCGACGACCGCTACCGGCAGCGGCTCGCGGCAAAGTGGGGCGTCCTGTCCACAGGCTCGACACAGGCCGCCTACGTGTATTGGGCACTGACGGCATCGAAAGAGGTGCAAAAGGTGCGGGTGTATTCCAACCTGCATCTTGGCGCTTTCGATCCGTCCTGGGTGACAGTGGTGCTTGCCGGGAATAACACCGGAGTGAGCCCGCAGGCCTTGATCGATGTCTACCAGTACACAAACCCCAAGGTGCCAATAACGACAAACCTGGCTGTTGGGACAGCCAATGCGATCAGCCTTGCTGTAACTGGGTCGGTCCAGGTGTTTGCGCCGTACTACAGCGAAGCGCCGGCTTCAATTGGCGCAGCTCTCGCGGACCTTACTCGCCGCATTCCAATCGGCGGCTATGATGCCGGCCCTGTGCCAGCGTCTGAGGTTCAGGATGCGGTTTTTTGGGACAATCGCAAGGTGTACGACGTAACGCTGTCCAACCCGGTAGGTCCGATCGCGCTGACATACACTGATCTGCTGGTTCTGACTGATTCCACATCTGTTAGCTCGGTGCCAATCTAATGCCGGCGGAAACAACATCTCCCAAAAGCTTTGCCGACCTAATCACGTCGCCAGCCTATCCGACGTGGGCAAAGCCTGAGCCGGCAGACAACCCAACACAACACCGCAAGACCTACACGTTCCTGAGGTCGATCGCGGCGCAATACGATAATCTAGTCGAGGCCGCACAGACGGCTGCCTATTCGCACGTCGCGTCCACTGCGCCCGATGATGCACTTGACTCATTAGGCGTCACGTTTGGCGGGCTCACGCGGGCACTGATTGATACAGCGGCAACCTATCGCGCCTACCTAACAAATCCGCTTGACCGTTGGTATAAGTTCGGGACCGTGGCCGGTCTGCAATCCGAGCTAGCCCACCTGGGCTACGCCGACTCTTGGGTCATCAGCTGGCGCAATCTGGTGGATGCAGGCGCAGGCGCGCCGAACGTCGTATTTGGCGGCAATGACACGTTTTTTTACGTCGCGGTGCGGAATCCTGGCCTTATCGGTGCTCCGACGGCAAAATGGAAGACCAGCGGCGCCAAGTGGAAGACCTCCGGCGTTGCGTGGGGCGGCTCGCCCGTGGGCTTTGGTGCTTATATCGACGAGATCCGGCGAGTGATTGCACTGACCAAGCCAGCGCACACCAGCTGCCGGTTCATCTGTGTTTTCGGAGACTCACTCAGTGGCCCAGACGGCACACTGATGCCTTCGGGCAATTACCATGTATACCCGTGCAATGAACCGTGGGAGCGCATCCGGCCCACGTATGCCTTCAATCCCTACTACACCACAAGCCCATTGGTGCCCTGATGTCCGACGCTGACCTGACGCAATACAACGGCACTTCCGCCTTCCCTTCTACCGCAGATGTCGGAACGAATGCCGACACGTTTTTGGTGCCGACCGACGACAAGGTGATCACGGCGCTGTCAAACATCGCCGGAGAGGCTCCTGTTCGGCGCTCAATCGACCGGCTTAAGGATTACTACCTGGGTCTGCGAGGCGCGGTCATTGGGGACTTCCTGGGGGCCGTGCAAAAAACGCTCAAGAGCTTTTACGTGGACGGCACAGGCGGCGTCACTCACACGGTCACAGGGGGCTACGGACAGGCCCTCACTGCGTTCCTGGTAGGCGCTACCGGGGCAATCCGCGCGCAGCTCGACACAGCAAAACTCGCCTTCATGGGCACAGCTGCAAGTGGGTCTAATCCACTCGCGACCGCAGCGGCTCCGAACACGCTCGACTCGCTAATGGTTCCGAAGGCGTGGGTCCGCTGGGAAACCGACGGTGCCGGAGGCATCACGTTCTCTGACGGAGGACGCATCGCAAGCGTGCAACTCCCTGGCGCGTCGAAGGTCAAGATCAACTTTGCAACAGCGTTCGACAGCACGGTCTACGCTTTCTCCACTGAAATTTGGGGGCTGGCAACTTTGACCCAGACCGCTCATATCGCGACGACAACAGCGCTTGGATACATTGAGTTCACCTGTGGGCTTGACCCGGCCACCAATCAGCTTGTGGGTGTGCAACTGTTCTTCGGAAGGCAAACGACTTAAAACGGGTGCGCCGTGAGTTTGGAACCGAATTACCTGACGATGACGACACATGCTACCACCACTACTGTATCGCTTAGTGGATCAGAAGAATAACAACCAACCCAAGAAGAGCAGAGAAAGACGCACATGAACACTCACAGAGCCCTACACAACTCCATTCTGATACTCGCGCTCCTACTTCCGGCCTGCGGCTCGCCCGAACGCTCAACGTGCTCGGAGCGGAACATTGCCCTGTGGACGCGCGCGACCGTCTTGGAGTCCGCGCCGATCGTCGAGTGTGGTTCTGTCGTCGGGTACAAACTCGACATCGATGCAACTTCCGGCGCGCGAACGTGGGTCCTGACGAACAGCGGGCCGCACCCAGCGAACGGCCCCGTCGAGATCTCAGCCGATATCGACACAATGTTAGGCGTGGATCGGATGGCCGTCCTGGTTCGTGGCCCCGCTACCTACGATCTACAGCACGGAAACGCCGACCTCACTGTGTCGGCCTCGACAAACACAACGGCGGGGCCACTCCTACGCGAGTTCCGAATCGCGATCCCAGCCGGCATCCGTTACGTCGGCGAGATCCGCAACCTGCGGTGGTAGGTAGATGCTGGCCGCGATAATCGAAAATCCGGCGATTGCAGCGTCGGTTAGCGCGATCCTGGTAGCGCTCTGCAACGTCCTCAAGAGGTGGTTCGAGTTGCGTGACCGCGCCGCGCATCGAGAGGCTGTTCTGCGCCTTCATGGCAACGGCT